ACGGATGATAATCAAGCAATAAACTTCATTTCAAAACTTCACATATCTCATCAACAGAAACGGTGAGAGACACAAATATATTAATTTTACATTTCCTGTATTTTTCAATATTTGAATTCATCGGTAATATGTCTACAGTAGCTGAAAGATTGGCGGCTCTTAGGGCAGCAAAGAAGAACACACCTCCTCCTCCGACGAAGAACATAGATGAAAAGAAAACAGAGAAAGATGATAAGGATCAAGTCAAGAAGGATAACAATGTCTCGGAAAGGCGTGCTATGAATACTAATAGATATTCTGCTGTTTCCGGGCTGACGGGAGGCGGTAAAATGATTACCAAAACCTGGAACGATGATACAGAGCTGCCCAATATCCCTATTTACTCTTTGTCTGAAATCACTGTGGATCAGCTGTGCGTTGTTGGTGCTGCCACGATAAAGCGGATTAAGAATGGAGACACATCAAATCTCACTGTTGATGGTCTGATCTATCTTGCCACTTCTCTCAGAGACCCCTCCAATCCGGAAGTTGCTCTTTTGACTGCACCTACTGCTAAATTCGGAGCACCAGCAGCTCTGACCATAGACCTGACTAATACAGATTCTCAACAAGCTACAAATCCTAAAATATCCGTGAAGGCCCAGAAATTGATAGACAGGAGAAAGAAAGAGGCCAGTCAAATAGTTGATGAGGAAGAGAAAAAAAATGATGATGTGTCATCAGTTTCCAAAGAAGGTCAAGCTTCTGCTTACTGTTTCATTGCTGCATACCTCATGAGATTATATTCCAGAACTGCTGAGTCATTCTGTGCTTCCTTGGATCTGATGAGATCAAGGTTTGGGAGCTGGTACACAGAGGGGTCTTCCATCTTGGATTCATTTGAAATGGAAGAAACAATAGCGGACGATCTTAAAGGAATGCTATCAAAGAAACCAAACATTCTAAACACTTGGGTCATGTGGGTAGCATTTAATGAGAACGCCAGCGTACTGGATAGAAATAATAGGGGATTGATGGAATATTTAGCTGGACAGATTTTCTCCTACACCAGTCTGCATGTTGTCACTCAGACTTTGGCAATTCAACAATATACAAAATGCGATATGGCTATGCTGTTATCTGAGTTGGAGAGCCCTATGACCAGGGGAACAGTGCAAGAGCTGTATAAGCTGATTCGAGACTACGAGGTCACCACACTACACCCGGATAGAACCACATTCTTCCGATATGCTAGGAATTGGGATGCAGGATATTTCGCTCCTCTTCAGACCAAAAAATGCACTAATCTGGTTTACCTCACTGCATCCGTCATCAAACTGATCGCTCCGACCGGAGCAAGGTCAGATCCTACTAAGATCTACGGCTTGTCAGACTTGGGAGAGATGACAAAGACAAAACTTGATAAGGTGGCTATGAAGTTGAGTGACCTCCTAACTAGGGTCGAAGGGGACGAAAATACTGGGTCATGCTGGATTGAGTAAAAGCAGGATCAGTAAAAATGAGATTTTTAAACGTAGGTCTTCTCTAATTATAAATTTAATCGCATCTATCCATCCGCATATGTCTAATTATATAATTTCAATTATTATTAACGCTTTTGTCTAGCACAGTTTCATTTAATAAAACCAGAGAACATGAGAGACACAGTGTAGGACTTCATTACTTATAACGTTTTTAAGAATTATTATTCAAGTGCTAATATGGGTGATTCAGATAAGGTAAATTATTCAGGCATTGGAAACCCCGTGGGTGACTACGATTATGTGGGTCATAACAGTGGTGATGACAGTTATACTGGTGAACATGTTGTTGAATCTGTTTCTGTTCCTGAGGTTCATAATGAGAATGCTGTTGCTGATAAGAGGGCTCGTGTCACTCCTGCTAAAGATGTCATATCTTGGTTATCTCTGCATTCGAAACGCGGCGGCCTTGTTATTCCGGTGGAGATGAAGAATTATCTTCTTTCTTTGTCAGCTGAAGATCTGATGGAGGAAAGAGACGTGGAAATGTTCGTTAAGGGATATGTGTTCTGCTCTAGTAGTAGGATTATTCCTAACATGCAGTCAGTCGTCAACGATATTCAGGCAGAGGTGCGCAACCTTCAAAGGGAGAGTAACAAAAATGTCGACATCTTAAGATCAATGGAGAAGCAAGGGAAATCAACAGAGATGGAAATTGCTGCAGCCGTAGCCACAATAAGATCCGACATGGTGACGGCCATAAAATCGGCTCTTAAGGAACAAGTCACAGCGACATCCAGCAGTTCAGGCAAAGTTGAGTTAAAAGTGAGAACGGAGAAGCAAGCTGGACTGGACGTCAAACAAGTTCCCTTGTTAATCAATCCGACTACCAGCAAGTTACCTCGTAAACCGGATCTGGAAGCCGTGAGACCGTCTTCTTCAAAGTCATCCAAAGAGGTTACGTTAAACGAGCTGAAACGAATCTTCATGTGCGCAGTCGGTGTTGAGGCTGATATTGTGAGTGTCTTGACTGATGAGGAGGTGGACGCTATGCTGACCGCTAATGATTATTATGAGTTCTGCAACGACTTGGATGATGACGGTGTTAGGAAAGAGTTTTCAGAAATATTTAATAAGGCCATCGATCAGCTGAACAAAGAAGCTGAAGAGGAGGATTGATTCTCGATCTGCGCCATTTATTCTGATCTGTTAGATTGAGTTAGCAATTTTAAAACCTCAATGTTATCATCATCGCGCTCCAGTGAATCACCACATTAATAGCTTTGTTGTATAATTTGTTATATGAATTTTCCTGAATTATCTTGTGCTTTGCCTTGTTAGCTTTAACTTGAATATATCAATGAACAAATGATTGTGTGGGCAAACTTAATTGCTCAGATGTTATGCAGCGAGCATAACATTTTATGTAATTGAATCTTGCTTGCCTTGTGCCACATATCATATGTCTCATTTAATAAAACTAGAAAACATGAGAGCTGCAGACAGGTTTTTATAAAGAAGAAAATAACATAATCATCTTGTTCCAGATTGTCGGCCTATTCATGACGTCGTTTGTATCTACTTTCAAAGGAGAGCTCAATGCTGACTACACTCAGCAGGTTGTCAAGTTGTCAAAAAAACTCCCTATACTCCAATCTTTGTGGATATCTGCTGGATTCGATAATGTCTCCATCACTAAATTGGCATTCTCTTATAAATCTAGATGCCCCAAAGCAGCCACCGGAGTGGTAGAGATAACGATCAGAGATTTGCGTCTGGAAGATGCTGACAAACAAGAGGTAGCATTCGTAACTTTTAACGTGAAAGATTGGGTAGAGCTGAGTTGGTCTTATCCAGTGTGGTTTCATTGCACAGATTTCAATGGCAAGCACGAATCGGTATTAGACATGTGTCTTGACGTTGTAGATACCAATATGTCCGAGCAGTTCTCATTGGGGTCATACAAGATGAAAATCTACTACCGTGTTCAGAATCAGATCACGAAATTCAGACCTTCTATCAATAGGGCTTACCTTATTGATCAAACTGCATCTCCCGGCGCCGTCATAACCCAAAGGAGGAAAGAAGACCATAACAAGCGAAAGAGTAACCGAACATCACTGTCGGAAGAAGAAATATCTATTCAGGAAGAGGTGATTGTTCATAAGGAGAACATACTTGACAGGTCTAGGAGCTATCTTTCAAGCCAGCCAAGACAATGTGCCAAGTGATCTACAACCTCAACATAAAAAGGTTTTAAAGTCCTATCGTTCTATATCAAGTAAAATCCCATGCTTGGTGTTATCCGCCGAATAAATTGTATCTTTGTTGGCTGGCGTTGTAAGATAAAGTAGTAGCGATCAGCAAAAGCATCCTCCATCAAAAATACAAATAGATACGTCTATGAGCGCGTAGCGCAGGAGTGATATCTATCAGCTTGTCAATATCAGTGTCTGTTTGTTAAAATGCGTTGTGTGGTTGTTTGATCTTCACTTTGTTTTAATAAAACTAGAGATAATGAGAGACACACCAGGCTATTTACATATTTTTATTCACGGATTCACAATGGAGTCGCAATCTGAGACCAAGAGTTCCAAACTTGACAGTGTATCATTATCAGATATGCATTATTACATGATAGAGTTTGATGAGCCGAAATTCATGTTGTCGCAAGTCCCTCAACCCGAGAAGAAAGGAACCCACTTGACAGAATCTCAGCTGGGACACGCTTTCGAGGCTGTGGTCAGCAAGATAAGCAATGATGAGGATGTTAAGGCACTCTTGATACACATGATGAAGAACAATGTTATCAAGACAGTCTTGGACAAGAAGAGAGATATGATGCTGGGGCCCAACGTATTAAGGGCAACATTTGTCTTTCCCAATAAGGCAATGTTGCCTTCCCAAAAACCTATGAAAGTCGGAATGCATTCGTTGTCTATGGTGGGTAAGCGTTTCGCTGTTGACAAAATAGAGATGATAATCATGCTGAAGCTAAACATCAACCTCAGGGAATTGTCTGAGATGGATGCAATCAAGGTCTTTGAGGGCTTCCCTCATATGTGTGTTGCAGGCATGCTGTGATGTATAAAACAGCGTCATCCACGTTGGAAAATCCTCCTTAATATCATCCTCTAGAATGAACTTTCTATCATATAGGGCATACAATGGACCCCAGAATGATCCAACGGAGTTTTCCAACACCAGATTCATATATATATAGTAGATAAATAAATAGACGAGATAAGTTGAATTGAATTTCCGGTTAGCATCTTAAACTGGTGGTTCTCTTCCATCGATGTGTTTTAAAATATTAATATATATGTCTTTTAATGTTTGCCTTTCTGCATTGTTTACCTTTACCGTTTTCTGCATTAATTCCCATTTTAGAAAACTAGAAAAATAAAGAAGGACATATTTCAGAATGGTATCCTTTTCCGGTTTTGTAACTATAGCAATTGCGATGTTGTTGATCGGTCTCGAAGTAAGCGTTTCGGACTCATCATCTGACACATTTTTAAACTCGTCTGTGGGACCTATAGCAGTATGCGGAAAGAAATCTCTGAATATCGAGACAACGCTGTCTGAATGTTTTGAAAGATGCAGAAGGATGCCACAGCCTACATCAACAGCCAAAATAGGACTACACCAAGTAACAGCCAAAGGTCTTGGTCCTAGAGTCGTTGAGTGCAAGAAAGTGACAATAACTCAGCAATTTGTCGAAACCTGGACATTTTCAACCTGGAAATCCACGCCTACTCGAGAGTACTCGTTGCCGTCTGAAGAGGAGTGCAAGACAGTCATCAGTAAGAAGTGTGGAACTCTTGAATGTGATATCAGAGAACCAACATCGCTGACGGAGGACTACTTGTATGCTTCGACCAACTTCAAAAAAGAGACATATATCAGCTTGATAACAATGCCTAGCTCATTTTTCACAAGCGGCGTAGAACTGATGATTATGCCTCTGGCGAGCGAGGATCAATTCTCTGTAACCAGGGAGTCAGGGGAATCGACAACTGCCCGATACTATTGGAAAAAGGTAGACCCATTGACTGAATGTCCTTTCGAAAGGGTAGGACAACAATATAGATGCGATTATTTCGAGATAGACAAAAACGACAAGCACTGGCTGTGCAACAGAGGAGGTTTCTCTTTGACTCCTAAATCAGAAATAGAGACGGTCATCCCGGTATGTAAGGGGCTTGTTCAATCCAAAGAAGGAATGATTTATGAGATTCTAGACAAGTCGGACAAACTCAGTATCTGGTCTCAACGTCTAAGTTCGGTCGGGACAACATATAAAGATGCAGACACAGATTGGTTAAAGGAAAAGATAAATCACATGATGTCGAGTATGGACTCTGATTTGTGTATTTTGCAATGTCAAATTTTATCTCTGGAAGCCCGCATGTATCAGTCCAGTTCTCGTGTGTTGAAGATCGCCGCTAATATCATATTGTTGAGACCGGATGGTACAGGAGAAAAATGTGAAACGGCGCATGGCTGCAAATTGTCAACTCCTCATCTCATGTGTGGAGATCCTCCCAGAGTTGCCATCACATGTACTGGGACGTCTGCCTATTGGGACCCAAAAGAACCATATGCGTTAATGGACGGTCATTGTTCCAAGCCTGGGAAAAATGAGAAATTAACATTTTCAGCTAGACATCATACTTACGTGATCGACGATGATTTAAAATCACTGTTGCCATCCGGTTTTATGCACAGGAAGACTCATGATCTCTTCTCGATAGATCATCTTAAAGGTCTTCAGTTCAAACAAGAAGATATAGATGAAATAAGAACCTCATGGAATGCCCACAAGACATCTGAATCTTCTGCTGAACTGACAGATTCATCTGTGGACAAGGATCATTGTGGAATTATGATAGATATAATAACCGGATCAAAGAAACTCTTAAGCGGTGTTGTTGATTATTTCAGTTATATTAAATATTTAGTGTACGTTATAGTTGGTTTAATTGTTGCGGGAATGAGCATAAAGTTAATGATGTTGTTTGTTCCATCTAAGAGAGTCAAAGAACCCGGTATGAGATATGCGAGTGTGAGGCAAGCTACAGAGCCGACAATAGAGTGGATTTAAGCGGCTCAAATAAAACATGTTCACTAGAGAGGAGGACTCAGAAAATGCATATGTGTATATGCAACAGACAATCTCGACCTGCCGGATCAGTTTCTAATAATTTAATAAAACTAGGAAATCTGAGACAAAAATGAATTACCCTCACATCAAAGACATATTGATTCTTACAATTTTGATTGTATTCAAACTAATAATCATAATGGTGTGTTACAGTAAGAGGAGACGTCTTCGTAGACATAAACGAGTAGGATGGTTGTCTGCAGTTTGATCAAGGCTTATGCGCACGAGAAAATTGTATAGGCCTGATGAATCCATTTAAGAAAACTAGAAAAAGCAACGAAAAACATATTTTAACTTTTATTACGCGGTACTGGGATCGCCTAAAATTGTCACAGATATGGATTACATGGCTTTTTGCACGGGGGGCGCAGGGGACGGGGAGACCGATGTCAAAGCGAACGACAAATTTGACAATCTCCCTGACTACCACTTAAGGAACCCATTACATCCCATGAAGTATCTATACACAGAGGCGAATAGATCCCCAATCAGAATAAGAAAATCATTGTCTTCTCTGAGATCTCATAAAAAGACATTAACAGAAGGTAGTCCCGAAGACTTGATAACATCCATGGGGGACCTCATCCCCATTGCAAACAGAAGCAAACTGTATACAGGGCTAGGAGATATAATAATGAGGCTGACACTGGACGAAGAGGCACTTCCCCAACTGAATGGTCTTCACATGGAACATCTAATCACAGAGATAACACCAGAGATGAATTTGTACCTGTGGGATTGCATGAGGTTCTGGGGTGATGTTCTCTTGACGATGAATGCCATGTCATCCAGAAGACCGGCTCCATCCTGCTCTGTTGAATTACAATTCGGTTGCAGAGGGATTCACATGAATGACGGGGTGACGTGCTACATAACCGGGTCGGTTATTGCGATGGAATCAGCTGATGACAGCAAAGGATTGATATGTTATGATGCGGACTGGATTAGGATGGCTTCTGATGTGTGGACACAAAGATTTTTGTTGAACTTGTCAACTCTTATAGGAAACAAGCTTAATTCAGTTGTGTATCCAAAATGGGCTCTCGTCAAAGATCTGATCGAATGGGGAGATACAGTGCTTAAAATATGCGGAAACGAAGGATATAAATTGATTAAAAATTATGAGGCCATATGCATAGGGGAATTGTTGAGCAGAGGCGATCCAGATAGCATTGTGGACAACTTCAGATTTCTGAACAACACCGTGTCAGACCTATATCTTGAATCGCACATATTCGGGTCAAAAGCTGAGGAATTGATCCAAATACTGAGAGGTCATGCGTCTCCTCATCATATAACTCAAGTGTATGGTCTACACAGGCTGTGGGGTCATCCCATAGTGGACAACAGAAAGGGGATGGAAAAAGTTAAAATAATAGGTCGGAAAGAGGTAACCAGGGACATAAACATCGGGAAAATAGCATCCAGGTACTTTAAGATCAATTTCTGCAAGGAATACAGGAAAAAATATCGAAAATATCCGAATATACAGCCGAGTGAATCTAATTTGGGAAAACTGATCAACAGCAATGATCCCGGAGCTTTGAGTGTTTCACACGTAGACGAGCAGGAATGGGATGAAATCAATTTTGGAAAAACGTTCGTTATCCCGGAAACATTCAATCTGTCTATGATAGTCAGCGACAAAGCGATATCCCTGACAAGATCGGAACTTGTGAAAAACGTTAGGAGCAAAAAGTCTGTCATGAACCCGGAGAAACGAAGGGGTGTATTGAGATGGATCAATGATGTTACATTGAACCCCAAGGAATTCCTGCAAAAAGTCAATGACGGACAGATGGAAGATGACCACAAGATTATAGGGCTAACACCTAAAGAGAGGGAATTAAATCCGACACCGAGAATGTTTGCACTGATGTCTCACCCTCTAAGGATATATGTTGTTGTCACAGAGCAGATGCTGTCTGAACATATTTTGCCCATGTTCCCTCAAATAACTATGACGGACAGTCTGCTCGATTTGACAAAGAAAACATATTCAATAGCCAGGAGACAATCACCGACCCTGAAATTACCAAGTAAAGGAAAATTGTGGGCCAGCAGAACGGTGTGCATGTCGTTGGACTTCGAAAAATGGAATGGACATATGCGAAAAGAAAGCACTGAACCAATATTCACATGCCTTGGGGATTTATTTGGGATGAAAGAATTATATAATGTAACATATGATCTGTTTTCTGAGTCTTATCTGTATTTGGCTGACGGCTCATATGTTCCTATTGTAAAAAACGGTGAATTGATCGAAGAAGGTACTCTGTCCTTCAGTGGACACAAAGGCGGGATGGAGGGATTAAGACAGAAGGGATGGACTATATTCACTGTCTGCTGTTTGGATATGATCTGCTCCAAATATAATTGCACATATAAGATCATGGGCATGGGAGACAATCAGGTCTTGCAAATTACTGTCTTCACTTACTCTGTTGATGGGGCAGGGGTTGCAACTGATAAAGGGAAAAGAGAGATGAGGGGAATTATCTACACTTTGTTTGATGATCTTGTTTCAACTTTTGGAAAATTAGGCCTCCCTCTAAAACCACTTGAAACGTGGATGTCTGAAGATCTCCACTTGTATGGAAAGTATCCGGTATGGAGAGGTGTCCCCTTGTGTATGGACCTGAAGAAGATTATGAGGATGTTCGCTTACAGTAACGACGATATAATGACTCTGGAGAATGCGCTCGGGACTATATATGGGAATGCCGCGTCAGCAACACAAGGGACTTGTTTTTGTTTACTTCCTTACATCGTAGGAATCATGATGTCCAGTTTATGCGTTATGGATTTTATGGATTATCACCCATTCTTGGGAGAGGGCTTAAACAAGCATATGGCTTCTGACATGGCCTGGAATTTGAGTGGGAAGGACATTAAGACATCAAAGATCAAAATAGGTGAGCATGGGATGAACAATAGTATGATCAGACTGATGATACAGATAGTTCCGAGAACATTGGGGGGGTACAACAGTCTCAATATGTATGAATTAATGATGAGGGGATTCCCAGACAATCTGTCCAGAGATTTGTCTTACATCTACAAGATATTGATGGGATCTCCCCCTGGGTTCGAAAATTGCTTGAAGAACTGGTTGGCCCCACTTTACATGCCCACAAAGAATTATCAATTGTTGATAGAAGATGTGTCGAGTGTGAACGTGATTTCTCCGAGGACCCCTTTAGCAGGCATAAAACAAACAGTTGAAAAATTCATATCAGATCCTAAACGAATCAGGAACCCTGAATTCAGAGGGTTGATGTCTGGCAAGATAAGAGATCAAGCTCAAGAGCTGGCGGCCAGTTTATGCGAAGGAGATGACTTGCACATCAGGTTATTACACGACATATACGAAGCAACCATTATAGGATACATAGACAGCATATTGAGCAAGGTGACCAAATCATCAACAATACAAAGACTCGCTGTGAGCAAATCAAAATTTGACTCTATGTCAGCTGTTTACAAGGACGAAATCAATTGCTTCAGGTTTTTCTTATGGAGATGTTCAGTAAGATCTGATGAGGCCATATCCCCTTGTCCCACAACCCATGCAAAGAAGATGAGAGAGAAGAGTTGGGGAAAAAATCTGCGAGGTATTACTACCCCCTTTCCGATGAGTTATTTGGCCAGGACGGAATGCGGGGAGAACAAGTTGTGCAATTGCGAAGATGGTTATATATCTGTTCATTTCCCTGATAAGCAAATTAATGAATATATGTGGAACACCAGCATAGGGAGAAATCCGCCTTATCTCGGGAGCATGACCAAAGAGAAAGTCATAACAGGACTGGTCGGCAAAGCTTATTCCTCTGAACCCCTGATCAGAAGGCCATTGCGCTTGATGAGAGTAATCAATTGGTATGTGCCTCCCTCATCAAATACAGCTGATGTCATACGATCTACAGTAAGAGCTGTTACGGACACTGATCCGGATCATCACGAAGGGAAAGTAGAAGGAACGGCCGGGGCAGAGGTTCACAGATATAGGGACACCAGTTTAAAACACGGGGCTTTGACATCCAGCAATTACTTATACCCAACTAGATATCACATCTCAACCGATCATTTCACAAGATATTCAAAAGGAGGGGAAAATTATGATGTCCACTTTCAAGCTTGCCTGTGCTCAATTGTAGAACAAACCAACATATGGATATCGGATCAAAATAGACAATGCAACCCTATCAGCAAATTCCAACATTACAAACAATCTTGTTATGAATGTGTCAATATAGTAGATGAAACTTTCATAGACATCCCTGACAAGAGGACATCCGATCTGATACCTCATAGAAAGGAGAACAACTATCTGTACGTGAAGGAAGATCAAATGCAAGATACCCTCGCATACTCCCCATTAATATCACTGAAGTTAACCTATTTGACAAACCAAATGTATCAATTGATGGAGGCATCAACTAAATACAGATGGCTAGTTGAAACCATAGCCGACTTAGTGGCCAGTGATATATGTTCTGGAAATCAAAACGAATCATTTTTCTCAACAGGGCTAACTGATGTAAAATCATATGAGAGAACTATGTTTTTGAAGATCAACCCTAAAGATTTGTTCTTCTCCGTCTTGAATAGATTGAGGACATTTGCCAGATGGAAGTGTGCGTCAACGAAGGTCTCCAGAATGCCAACGATTAAAGACATTCAAAGATATTTAGAGAGTTATCTGGTGAGGGTCGAATCTGATTGTATGTCAGGATTATCCATGTTTTACGGTTGGGAAGAGACATACAAAAAAATGAACTTTCATAGAGCTATAATATTACCCAATACAGTTCCTGCTTCCCTTTTCTCCTCTTGTGAATCTGTTAGGAAAACTTTAATAGGTATGATGGTCGATGAAGATGCTTACATGGCCCGGGAGAACTATTACATACCGGAAGATACAAAAAATAATCGATTCATTATTAAGTTGATGATATCTGATTATATCACCACCAAGACTAGGTGTGAGCCATGCATACTGACTGTGTTCAATACTGAATCCAGTACTCTTTTGGAATCTTTGTATTCATTAGTTTGCTCAGAAGGACATATGGTTTTCCAAGAGAAAATGAAAATTTATCAGTCGCATGTGACCATTGAAAGGCTGAGAAAAGACTGCGCCTCAGGTATGGAATCAAAGAAGACTTCATTTGCAAGGACAGACTTAATCCCTCTCCCGCAAAACACCGTGGCCGATCTAATAAATTTCGACCGGATGAGGCAGCGACAAATAAATTGGGGATCAGCTTTGGCATTGTCTCCTCCCGGATCCAAGGTAATGTCTGATGGGCAGAGCTACACAAATCAGACCAGTCTTCGGAAAATATATTCCCTTCCCACCTCTGCAAATTACAAGTACATGGAGTTGTTCTCCAGATATTTGCCTTTGATTAAGGGAAAGAACACATTCTTAGTGGGAGATGGCTTAGGATCCACTTCTTTGCTTTTATCTGATATGACGGGAAATAACATATTGGTGTCAACTCTATTAGAAACTGATGATGCAATGCCTCAATCTTATCCTCATCTTATGCAACCGATCGCTGTCCGAGAGAGCAAGACCAATGTGGATCGGAAAACTATGATAAACAGAGTGAACGATTTATCATCAGAAAGTTGGGCAAAGGATTGGAAAGATGCTGCTTCTAACTGTGAGATTGTTGTGTCAGACATCGAAATATTGGGGAAAAGGAATTGCTTTCAAAGAGATAATGTTCTGAATAAAATACTAACTTTAAAAGACTGGGATTTTGCTATCATAAAGGATTACATTTTTAGCATAGAGGAGCTTTACGACCGATTGCGTTACATCCTGAGCAAAGTAAAAGGGAAGATGACTCTGGTATCCCTTGGTAGTAAGACTCCAGGAGTGCCCGAGGTTTGGTGGGTCATCAGGAAAACAGACCATAGTAGAACTGTCCAGTTGTCTTATGATCCCAGGTCTATTAAAGAGGAATGGAATGATGCCATGTACATGTTGGAGGATTTAGATCGGGACGGTGTCCCCAAGTACATAATGGATGACATGAATGAGCGATTGTTCATAAACAACGGATTAGACACCATGCACAACATTGTGCGCTACTGGTCAACCTTGCCCATGGTCGGGAACGCTCTCCCAAAGAAAGGGAACTTCACGGATCTGTTCTATAGATTGTCCAGCGGAAAACGTCCAGCAATTATCCATGTTGAAAGAGAAAATAAACAATTGCGGATGTATGTAAAGGATCATTACAAAATCCGTGAGGTATTATTCGGAATGGCGGTGGCTATGTTGGCAAACATAAAAGATCGGGAGAAGATTCTCAATGAGTCAGAACAATGGATATTAGAATGGGAGTTGGGGAAAGAGTCGTCAGATTGGTACCCTTATTTGTACAGGTCTGATGACAGTCTATCATCTAAGATCAATGTTAACGATTATATACCTTATTTATCGTGCATGATGATTAGGGACAGATTGTCTTTCGGGAAATTTGGTAAAAGCATTAGATTCAAAAATGAGAACATGAAGAAAAAAGATGTCTTTTTTCCTATAAGTGCAACTGCAAATCTTAAGGTTAAGCCTTATAAGAAGAATCGTTGAGACGTTGAATTATTAAGTAACTATGCGTTTAAAGAAACCGGGTACTCAGATCGACATTATACATTTAATAAAACTAGTGTGGTTAAATATAAATTTAATATATACATCTAACAAACTTCATTATATCCAAAATCACAACATTTTGAGCGCAACTACCTTCTGGATCAGAGTTGCGATTAGATATGTAATTTGAGAGATATGATTTGATTTTCATTTCATGATTATCATCCGTT